TTAAAGAACTGGCTGGAATCCTTGAACCCGCTGAATTCCACGATCTTGCGCAGTGTGCTGGCGTACATGGACGGGCTTACCAGCGGGTTCTGCGGCCCGAGTTGGGTTATCGCCTCCTGCTGCTTTCCACTAATCATCATCAGAGCCTGCAGGCGCTCGTTGGTGTCGCCGTTGCCCAGGCCGATGTTGATGCTCACGTCCATGTTGGCGTTCCAGGCGCGTGGGTCAATCTCCACAAACTTGTCGCGCAACCGGATCGTGCGCGGCTTGTCCTGGTGGGTCACCATCAGAAACAGGATGCCCTTAAACAGTTTCTTCATGCCCTCGGCCATCATCCGCGCCGTGAGTTCAATGCGGCCTTGGGACGCGCTGATGGTTGCGGCCACCGCCGCCTTGGTGCTGGACTGCAAGGCGTCGGCGTTCAGACCCATCGCGGCCTTGCTCATGCCGGTGCGGTCTTCCTTGATCTGGTCGATGTAGTCCAGCATGGGAAAAGCCGCCTGCCCGACAAACGGGCTGGAGAACGGTTGCACCATGCCAGGTGCACGCATACGAATGATCGCGCCGGTCTCGTTGTTCAGCACGTCATCCATGTTGACTTGGCCCTCGACCACCGCAGTGCGCGGGTGGATGGACTGAGCCAAGGAATCCAGCGTGTTGCGCAGGATTTCTGACTTGATCTCCTGGATGTCGTGCGTAATGTCGAATATGGACATCGCCTCGATGGGGCTGGTGTGTGGCTCGGGGTCGCAGGGAAAGTCCACAAATGGGATATGGGACGCCGGCAAGTTGCGCACAACCTTGTAGCCAGAACCCATGCAGCAGATTTTCCGCAACTCGGGGATGCCGTCGCCGTCGTAGTCAATGCGCTCATACGCCTCGATGTACAGAACGCGCCTCTGCATGGGGTTGGCGCTATCGGTCTGGCCGACCGCGGTCGCCAGCGGTTGGCGTGCCAAATACTCCTCGTTGTCGTCAAGGTCGGAGGCGGTGACGTTGTCCAGCACCTCGTCCTCGTCGTATCCCATCGCAATCAGTTCAGCGACTGTCGCCATCTTGCGGTGCGCAATCAGGCTGCAATCGTCAAATGAACGCGCACGGCGGTCGATCAGCAACTCCTCGGGCGGCACTGCCATAATCTTGATGCGCCCGTCCTTGGTCACGCGCTTGAGTTGCACGTCGTGCAGCATGGGCGGCGGTGGGGGCGGCATCATCTGACCCGTCATTGGGTCAATCTGCGGCTGCATTGGGGGCGCGTCAGGATCGGGGTAGCTAACAATAATCTTGACCTCGGCCTGCTCCTGCATCAGTATTTGCAGGGTCTGGTCATCCAGGCCGCTGAAGTCGGTTATCTCAACTTTCTCGGACTCCTCCCACCAGAATTTTGCCACTCCGCACTTGCGCACCAGGCTATCTTTGAAGATAGCGTAGGTTGTCATAAACCCGTTGTTGTCATTGTTAAATATGAAGTTGCCATAGTCGGTGGCTTGCTTGGCGTACTCAACATCTGCCGGTGTCTCGGGGACGTACTCAACGGTGTTCTCGCTACTGAAAAACACCCGCATCAGGCTAGGCATCATGGCGCTGACGGTGTCGCGCACTTCCATCGCTACTACCTGGGAGCGCCCATCTTCCTCGTTCCCAAACGGGTCACCTCGGTAGTAGGCCGTCCCCATCGCCCGAATGGGCGAGATGTCGGAGTCGATATAACTGACGGCGTCGGTCAGGTCTTGCCCGATGATCGCCTCCAGTTCAGTGTCATCCATCTGCTTCTGGGCTGCCACGTCGGTGGTCACTGGCATATCGTTCATGTTCATTTTGATTTGTTCCTTGCAGATATTGCTTTGGCCTTGGCTCGTGCATCAACCTTGCTTGACGCGCCCCAGGCTTTCAAACTCAGCAGCAAGCGCGTTGGCTCACCGTCTTTCATCTCAGCACCTGGCATATTGCCCATTCTCGCAAGGAATGACGCCCTGCGCGGGTTGTCGCCAGACTTTACCGGCGCTTTCAGATTCATGCCCTCGGCTTTGGCGCTGGCGCGTCCCTTGGCATTTAACCCGCCGCTGGGACTCTTTCCCTCTTTACGTTGCCACGCTGCTGTCTTCATTTGATGCCCCAAAAATACAAGTCTCTTGGAGACTGATTTTCGCTAAATTCATACCGTGAAAACCTTTTCACCAACAAACCAAAGTGTCCTGCCTCCAGGTTCATGTAGTAGTCATTGGTGAAAGGCGCATCAGCCGGTGACGTTCTTGTTGTCCCATGTTCCTGCCTGCCCGTGGTCGCGCAGGAAAATACAACCAAACCACCGGCCTCAACCAAGTCGATCATCTTTGAGAATGTTTTGCGCCAGTGCCGGTCATGCTCAAAGCACTCGCACGATATGGCCACATCAAAATATCCATCAGCATATGGCAACTCATGCCCTGCACAGACAATGTCAACGCCTTTTCCCTCGCCTAAGTCGCAACCCACATACTCGTCAGGGTTTACAAAGAAATCGCGCACAGTGCCGTTGATGTTCAATGAGCCAACTTCCAAAACCCGCCCACCAACAAAAAACTCAGGGAATTTGGCCTTCACGCTGCTGATGAAGTTGATCTGAGACTGGTGACTCACTTGAACCACTCCTCTGCATAGTGTGGCCTGTTCTTTAATAGCCACGGTATAGCCGCCTTGGTCAGTGCCTCACCGTTCAATCCAATAGTCTGGCTGCCAATGTGATGCACATATGACGTACTCACATAATGATTAAAGCCTGCAGCACGCAAGTCTTTGCAGTGGACATCATCCGAGTACCAGTTCAATGGTGGGAACTTGAAACAATCCCAGGCGTCGCGGCCAATCCATCCAAATATGGGACTGACCACCTCCATCCTCATAATGGATTGCTCATAGGGGTACTTGAAATAGTGCAGCTTCTCGTCAAACGGGTTGCTGCGAATGTTCTGCCCTGGCCGCGCAGCATCGCACCGCGCCGATACCCAACCCACTGGCTCACCAGTGTCAGCTTTTAACTGGCTGACATCCTCCAACAAATCCTTGTAGCTGGTGGGCGTCAGCACAATATCGTCATTGGCGCAGATCACAGAGTCAAAACCATCAGCAAAGGCGCGGTCCATTACATGGTTGTAATCTTCGCCAAAATTGTGCGCTGCACCAAATATTTTGAGGTCAGTTTCAAAGCCGCCAATCACTGACTCTGGACCGCGCAAGTAGACAGGAACTTCTGGACAGTACTCAGCAATGCTTGCAAGCATCACCCGTAGACCTTTGCCATGCACTGTCGAGATGCAGATCGGTGAGATCATTTCTTCTTAACTGGCTTGGCCGTCTTAGCCGCCTTGCGGAAATCGGCTGCGCTAGGCGCTGCCTTGCTTCCGACCTTGTTCATCTTCTCACCGGAGCCAGCCGCGATACGTTTCTGCTTGGCGTTGATGTTTGCATAAAGTCCAGGTTTCATTCCTCTTCCCCTTCTAGTTCCGTGTCCACATACTCTTCATCTTCTCCACTGCCGTCGTTCGGGCCTCCCGTAACCCACGCATCGCACGTTCGACTAGCTGCGCACTTGAAGTCAAAAATCTCGCAATAGCCGAGGTCAGCGAGGCGTATAGTTCCCCAAGGGTCTGCTTCATTTCCAATTCCTTTCGCAATACATTGCTTAATTGAGTCCTGCACATTAAACGCTGCGCAGTTAGCGCATAGGCTCTTCTTTGAATCTTCGATGCTCACGTCCCAGGTGTCGGCCTTGTTACGCCAAAAAGCCTCGTTTGGCAGCTTCGGATTCTCAGGGCCGTAGGCTGCGGTGGTGATCGCCTTCGCCCGATTCTTCAGATTCAGCACAACATCCTGGGTAGGCATAGGACACTTTTCGACCTCCTTCTCGGATGTCATCATCTGGTCCATCGCCGCCTGGTACTTGGCCGGTACGTCGCGTGTAGCCATTACATCCCCCTCTTGGCTTTGTTGGTTGCTGTGCGCTCACCGCGCATTGGCAGCTTGGCCTCGGACAGTGCAATGGCAATTGCCTGCTTGGGATTCTTCACGACGCGCTTGGTCATGCCCGAGTGCAGCTTGCCAGACTTGTACTCGCCCATCACCTTTGCAATCTTACTCGCAGCCTTGTCCATCTTCATAGATTACCCCTTTGGTTGGATGCGTAATTATGCTACTCGCGCAAGGTTACGGCGCAGCGGCTTGCTCCAGGACACCTTTGCACCGCCAAATGCACCTATCACCGCGTCTGAGGCAAATGTTAGGCAGAACGCATCAGCGCGGTCAGGACTCGGGAAACCGCGCTTCCTGATCTCATCCTTGCCCTCGATCTGAATCTTGCCACTGGATGTAAACGAATAACGCACGATGGCCAACTCTGACACTAAAGCCTCATCCTTGGGCATCTTGCAGTCCCGACCCTCCAACCAGGCTTTGGCCTTGTGCCACAACTCAGCCTTCAGATTCCTGTAGGTCGCGCCCATCGCAGGACTCTCGGACACGTTGATTCCGCGACAAGGCAGATTCAGTTCCCGCAGCCGGTCAACTACGCCGGCGCCCAGGCCGATGCTGTCCACCAGAATTTCCATTGGCCTTTCGCTTGGTGGCAGAGCCTCGTACTCGGACACCACCGCACCGGTCAGTTGCATCAGGTCCAGGTTCTTCCAGGTCTTGATTGGCTCGGTCACCGCGTTCCCCTTGCGCTTGCAGAGTGCCGACCTATCCGACCCAAACCTGGCAACGTCTAAACCCCAGACCATTGGCGCTGACTGGCTAGGCTCAACGTCTCTCTGCTGCGCCATCTCTAGCAACTCCATTGGAATGACAGTATCGTCATCTGACCTGGGGAACTCGCCCAATACGCGAATCCGGTAGGCGTTTGACTCCTCGCCGTAACGTGCCGCCATCTCCCCTAGGTACGCTTCGGAAACTCGGGGCGAGTCGGCGCACGACACCTTCATGGTGATCCAATCATCCTTGAGGCGGTTGTGGGTGTCGAAAAAGAAACCCGTGGAGCGCACCGGATTGCCCAGCAGCAGCGTCACCGCCTTGTGACCCGACATTGAACCGGCAGCGGCCTCGAACACCGCCTCTGGGATACCTGATGCCTCATCTGCCACCAGCATGACGTTGTCGCTGTGAACCCCTTGCAGCGCTTCGGGTTGCTCTGCGCGGCTTGTCCTGGCCGAAATGAACGCCTCGTTGGGCGCTTCCTTGACCTCGACCCTGTCCTGCTTAACGTCCAACTGGTCGGCCAGCATAGGCGGTAGCTGCTTAACCCACCGCTTCAGTTCCGCGAACAGGGCATCGTAAAGCTGGCTGCTGGTGGGTGCTGTAACCACAATCTTTACAGGGAAGCGCAGGAACAGATACCAGAGCATTGCCCAGGCGCTGGCCGTACTCTTACCCACGCCGTGGCCCGATCTCACGCTAATGCGTCGGTTTCCCTTGGCAATGTGATTCAGAAACTCCACTTGCCAATCATCAGGCTCGGTGTTCAGCACCTCCCTGACAAACAGTACAGGGTCGTTGCGGTAGCGCAAAGCGAACTCGATAAACGGGTTATCGGAAACTTCCAAATTTTTTTTTGTAGCCATAGTGCGTTGTCAGGTAGGGGGGTAGGGGGTCAGGGGATTAGGACATTCGGTAGGTGAGAATCGCTCATTCGGTAGGTGTTTAGGTACTGCCACAACCGCCCCGCCGCCAGCGCCGCCCGGGTGGGGTCGGGCGCCGGTCGGCCAGACCGTGGCCACCTGGCGACGCGCGGCCACCTGGGGTCGGGCCGCAGCCTGTGGATAACTCAGCACGCTGCGCGTTCCCTCTGACGCTGCGCTATGGTGCGCGTAAGCCTATGATTCCATTGAGTATTTCGCTGCGCGTCTGCACTTAATGCAACAGAACTACTTAATACAGTGTCCAATATGTGAAGCAAAACAGGGTAGTTATGCCTGTTTCCGCTTAATATTTGAGCAAATGCACTCATTCTGTGGATAACTTTGGCATCTGGTCTGTGGATAACTGCTCAACTACCTCGACGTGGCGCAGCGCCTCCATGCGTAAACCTTGGATGCTGATGTTGACCTGGCTGGCTTTCTCAGTGCCGTAGGTCTTGCGATCCCACCTCTCGGCCAGCCATTGGCGCGTCCGGATGCGCTGCACGTCGCGCTGGCCGTTGTCCACGTCCATGCTGTCCGCGATGGTGAGTGTCTCGCAGGCTAAATGCGAGGCAGCTTCCACCCGCGCGCGCGTTATTTTAGCTTCATAGTCGTTATCTTCGATCCAAGTGTCGAGCGCACGCCGTCCGATGCCTAGGCCACGGCATATGTCTGCCTTGCTGCGCCCTTCCTCAAACATTGACAGGATTAACTCATCGTCGATGTCCTCCAACAGCGCAATATCGGCTCTCACTTTCGGATTCCCAGGCATTAGATGACCCTCCAAGCGTTTTTCGTTACCGAAAGCACCCTGCATACCACCTCATCCCACAAATCACGTCCTGCGCTCATCTCTTGCCCTTTCTGCTGCCTTTGTGTCAAACAACTTGCCGCCCTTGAATGGTTTGCTGATGTCGATGTCGTTCTCCATCTCCTCAAACCCGCTGGAACCTTGCGGCGTCACGGGAACCATTGTCGTACCTGGCAGTGCTGCTTTGATCTCGCGTACCTGTTTCAATGTCGGACCCGTCATCACTAACTCAATCTCCGCGAGTGTCCAGATCGACCTCGCGCCTGGCTCCTTGCGGAATTGCTCGTACCAGGTCGCTGTTCTCTTATCCCTGACGATCACCATCAGGCTCCCGTCACTCATTCGGTGTTCCATGCAGTCGATTTTAGGCATCTGCTCAATGCCTGCCTCAGTCGCCCACCTGGTGAGCGCCTTATATGCAGCAATCATTCCCCTGATGGCCTTCTCTAACCGTTCCTCGTCCCTCGCCTGACTCGCCTCCCACATCCGTTCACGCTGTGCGTTGACTTTTCTTCGGAACTCGGCATCCACCAGGTCAATCACTCGGTCAATGCCCCAGGTCTTCTCATGCTCCATCTTTGCGATCTCCATCTCAACCATGAGCGAATGCTCAAAGACTTTGAAACGGTCGCTCGGATACACGTCAGTCTCCAATAATTTCTTCGTTGCCATCTCCAACCCTTTACCTAGTCAACTTCACCATCACCAATTCCGAGGTAGTCAACCTAGTTAACTTACTTCTTGCATTAAGCAAGAAGTTGTAAGTTGACTAGGTTTTTACCTATTCCTGTGCAACTTGCAGCATAGGCAACTGCCTATATTTCACTGAGTTGCCTATATATTCCAAACATAAGTACATAGGCAGCTGCCTATATTTCCATAGTCAACTTCGCAAGTTGCCTATCAATCTGATGCCACAAACGGCTCATCTTTGTCACTATCGCGGTAGATTACCCAGCAGTAATTCGCTACATCCGTCTCGTGATACCCGACCAGCTTCTTGGCAAACATCGCCTTCTTTCCACGGTAAAAGTCGCTGTCGATGGACTTGCTGTCACCCTTTAGCTTGGCGAATGCCTCTTTCCACTCAGCTACCGTCACCGTCTTGTGGCGCTCCTCACCCACATTTGTCATATGCCCATTCTTCTTTATGGCATCGTGGATGGAGTCCAGCGCCGCTTGCTGGTTCTCCTGTAGCTTGCGTGGCTTGGATTGGCGCTCTACTGCTTGCTGCTGCATCTCCTGCTTCAGCGCCTCGTCACTGGCCCTGACCGCCAGGCTGATCTGGGCGTCGCTGATGCCCAATGCGCTGCCCTTAATCTCCACCTTCACCATCTCAAAGCCTATCTTTAGCCCGTCCTGGCCATCCTTCTGCTTGCTGATCGTGAGGATTCCACTGCCAGCTATCGGGCTGGATGGGTTAGGCGTAGCGTCAATCTTCATCAATTCAAGCTGGGTGTCCACGGCTCCCAGCAGGCTGCTGTGTCCCCGTAATCCCTTAGTGGCATCCTTACCCGAGTGATGCAAAACCATCATGGCGCATCCCAGCATCCGCTGAATGCGTCCCGCGTTGTGGATAAATGCTCCCATGTCCTCTGAGTTGTTCTCGTTGCCACCGCCAAACGCCCTAGCTAACGTGTCAATCTGCACCAGTTCGAACTGGACGCCTGTCTTCTCCATAAGGTCTTTGATCGAGGCCACCAGCAGATCAAAGTCCTCCGCGCTCGATCTCATGTTGATTGCCGCCCTGATGACGTAGATTTCTGCGCCGGCCTGAGTGCGGTTGTGCAGCTTGCAGGCTTTGATCCTGGCGCCGATGCCGCCAAATCCCTCCCCGCAGATGTACAGCACTGCCCCTGCAGCTTGCACCTCCCGCCCCATCCACGGCCTGCCTGTTGCCACCGCCTCGGCAATGTCCAGCGCGACAAAGGACTTGTAGCTGCCTGGCGGCCCATACAAAGCGCAAAACGCCTTCTTCGGCAGCACGTTGTCTATCAGCCACTCCACCGGCTCGTCCTCAATGTCATCCCAGGCCTCGATGTTGAGCAATTGCCGTGGTACTAGGATGGGCGGCTCAGTTCTATCTAAGTTATCGGGTTCTAGCGTAACTTCGATAGTTTCCCGCGGAACAATCCACTCTGGCGTCTGTACCTGGTCTATGCTGGTGACCACCGGCAACGCCTTGGCTAGTTCTGCCAGTTTGGACCTGTCCCCGCCATCCGCTACCCACTCGTAGGCATCGTCACCCAGTTCCGGTAGGTTGAAGTCCAGCACTCGGATTGCTTTGGCGACAGGTAGGAGCGCCTCCACTACCCGCTTGGCGTACTTCCAACCTGGCAGATCGCAGTCTGGGACTACGATCACCACCGCGCCGGTGAAATACTGGGTGATGTCTGCCGGCCAATGGCTTGCACCAGCGTGAGACGTTGTGGCAATGGCTCCTATGCTGACCAGTGCATCCGCTGCCTTCTCGCCCTCCACCAGGTAGATGGCGCGGCCAGCTTCTCGAGCGTTGATCAGTTCCGGTAGGCGGTAGGGAACTATCCTTGCCCCTGTCATGCTGCCCTGGCGTCTGCCTGCAGCATCTACCTTATGCAAGCTGTACGTCTTGCCTTTTTCAGAATTTACTTTGAACCGGCGCTTTACAAATAGGGTATCTCCTACCTCGTCCTTGTACTCCCACTCCTGCTCCAGCGTTGGCATAGTCATCAATTCACCTTTGATAAGCGCAAGACTGTACTCCTGGCGCTGGAGTGCTGGCAATAGGTTGCGTTCCCTGACAGCGTCAAATACAGAGTGCTGGTCGCACCCACCGTGGCAATGAAACAGTAGCTTGCCATTGTCTTCCTTGATGGAGAGGGACGGGTTCTTGTCCCCATTGCCGCGGCCATGCCCAGCTACAGGGCAACTCGCCAGCCAGTTCCCGTTCACCTTCTTCGCGTTGCCCAGGGCTTTGGCTATTGTTTCAGTGTCCATCGTTAGACTCCTGCTGCTGAGAGAATTCGCCATGCTGTTGCGGCGCACAATGGGACTTGTCCATTTCCAATGGCTTTAAGTCTGTCCACCCTAGCGGCCACCCCATCAGCCACTCTACCCACGTTGGGTTCAGACTGCCACCATTCACTTGCGCCGATACCACTTCCCCTAAATTGCTTTTCCAATGGTCGTCCGATTCGTTTAAGTGTCTCATCTTGGCATGGCGACTGTCCTGCACTTTTGGTGTAGGCCAATTCTGCATATTGCTCACTTGATCCCTCAAGTTGGCAGGTTTGCTGCGACCTGGCCTTGCTTGAGTCGCTTCCTTGTATAACGCTTTTTCTGACTTTGGCGGCAGCTTGTCCATTGTTGTAGGAGTTGCCCACTTGTTGTCCGACAATCCATATTCTGTCCCTCTGATGGTTTGCTCCAATGTCCGCTGCTCCCAGCACTCCCCATCTCGCATAAAACCCCATTGCGGCCAGGTCTCCAAGAACTCTTCCGAGTCCCCGAGAAGTGAGCATTGGGGAGTTTTCCACAAAGACAAATCGGGGCTGTACTTCGCAAATGATGCGTGCCATTTCTCCCCACATTCCGCTTCGTTCTCCATCAATTCCTGCGCCTTTTCCTGCTGCGCTGATGTCTTGGCATGGAAACCCGCCAGATACAACATCAACAATTCCTCTCCAAGGTTTTCCGTCAAAGGTTTGTACGTTATCCCATATCGGGAAAGTTTCGAGAAGCCCGTCATTTTGTCGGGCGCACAAAACGCTTGCTGGGTATGCCTCCCATTCAACGGCGCAGACGGTTCGCCATCCAAGTAATTTCCCGCCGAGTATTCCTCCACCAGCGCCTGCGAATAAAGCCAGCTCATTCATATCTCACTTTCATTATTTTTAGAGGAAAAAAAGCCGGTGGGGATCAGCCACCGGCCACCAGACTACTGGTTAGAAAAACTCTTCGTCATCCATCACTGGCGCAGGTGCTGGCTTGGCCTTGCGTACAGGCAATGGTGCTGGCTCCAGCTCAACAAAGTCCTCACCTTCCGCATTCATGCCAGCGGGACGCGCAACCCAGCTCACCAATTTAAAGTTCGGAACTCGGGTGTTGCCCTTGCCAACCTTCTCGGCTGTAGAGTTAACGTACTCGATGACCGGAAGACGTCCATCCTTATCGTCCTTGTCGGCGCATTCAGCGTAGATTTTTTCAAATCCTTTGCAGGGTCCATAGGCGTTCGACGACCAATCCACCATTCCAAGTTCTTTGCTATAGAACGTAATCAGAAACCCGCGCTTGTAGCCCTCACCAGGCGACTGGCTCTTAGCGCCCAGAGTCTCATCCGGCTGCCAGTCGCGTACACCAACGCCAATCATCAGCCAGCCGGTCTGGACGCTGTCCAGGTCCATCACCACCTTCTTGAGTTGGATTTCCTCACCATCGCGGTTTGTCCAGGCGTTGGCCTGCGGAGCAAATCGGATGTAAGGGTTAACAGGTCCATTGTTGTTTGAAAGATTTAGCATTTTCAGTTTCCTAAGTTAACGGGCTTGCGCCCAAGATTAAATGTCGGAGGATTCCAACATCTTTGCCAGAGTCAGTCCACTTGAAACTTTCTCTGTCAAATGGTTGAGCAGATGCCGGTCATCTTTGCTCAGTAATTTCTCAGCTTGCGCTGGCGTGATCTTCTCTTCTTTATAGAGTTGCTCATAGTCCAATGGCAATACTGTCAGATCAGCGCCTTCGACCCACTTGCGGATGGCGCGTTTCGGGACCAGGTTCCAACCTGGCACTGCACCGCCATCTTCCAAGCGCTTAGTCGCGTACTTGCGTAGTTCCTCGTAGAACGCCTCCACCAGTTCTGCCTGCTCCAACCAGTAGCTGATCTCATCTTCCGACAGTTCTTTGTTTGGCTTCAATGTCACCGACTTAGCCTTCTCGCGTAGGGCTGGGCAGTGTAGCTTGGCAGGGCAGTACTTGCAGGCATCAAGTGACGGGGTCGGGTAGGCGTTGCCGTAGCTGATATCTTCAATTGCCTTCATCAGTTCCTTGCTGCGCCACTCGTTTAGTTCGGCCAGGGTCATCTGGTGAGTCCGGTTCGCGCCGGTCTGTGGCTGGACAATCGTTAAGCGAATCGTTTCAAAGTCTCCCAGCTCACGCATCATCGCCAGCGCGTAAATCTTCAATTGCGCAGAGTCAGCGTCAACGTAGTTGCGGCCCGTCTTAAGGTCCACAATCTCGATGATGGAATCCTTGACGCTGTAGCCCACAACGTCGCAAGTACCCGATAGCTGTATCTGCATGGTGTTCAGCACCGTACCGTGTTGCTCCACCAGGACTCGGCCTAAGTCTTTCTCCAAACGCTTGATGGTGTCAATGTGTAGCTGCGCAAACTCGGCGTTCTGCTCGGTGATGACGATCTGCTCGACCATCTTGTTGATGTAGTTCCTCGGGTCATCCTCTGTCTGCCAGCAGAGTTCGGCCAGCGCGTGGATAGCTGTGCCAATTTGCGCTGCCTCGCCACTAGGCGAGTCGGGAATGCCGACTGACAGGTGGACACTGGCAGGGCAGGCCATCCAGCGTGCCGCTGCGCTCGGCCTTAGTTTGATACGTTCCATTTTTCTCTCTCTCTTTCGTGGTCGTTTGAAATGATTGCGTATGCCTGTTTGCGTACTTCGTTAGTTACCGCGTGACCCAGGTCATCTGGGTCCAGCAGGCGCTTGAGCAGCACAGTCTTGTCGCGTGATGATTCGCGCTCACGCTCTAGCTGAGTCCCCAGCCAGATAATGTGTTCGCGCATAGTGCGCAGTTGGTCAAGCATTTTTCGTTATGTACCAGTAAGCAATCAGAGCAGCATCTGCGCGGCCATCGTCCTTGGCACGCTTGAACAGATCGGCGCGTGTTGGGAACAGTTCCATCGCCCTCATCCGGCTGGCATCCTTACCCGCTGCGCGGCCTACAACCTTCGTCCAGGTAGCAGGGGTGACATATGTATGTGGCATCCGCAAGGCGGCCACAACGCCCTCTATGATGCCTGCGCTGCGCCCAAAGTTAAACATACTGGTCACGCCTTGGCCAGGCATAGCGCCAACCTTCTCAATCACGACATGAGAAATCTGATACATATCCAGTTCCAAAATGTTGCGTAAGGTAGCCGCTGAAATGTGCCGTTTGATGGTCTTACCTGATGCAATCTCCACTGTAGGCATATCCACTACACTTTCCAGCTTGCCATCCTTAAATATGGCAATGGCTCCGCTGATGCCTGGGTCGATGCCGATGACGTATCTCATTGCTCACGCTCCTTCTGTAGCATCAGCAGCCTAGCTTCCACCAAAGCGTCGCAAGCCTCTTGCAGATTGACAACTGCCGAGTACAGTGGAACGACCTTGCCTGTAGACCAGCGCGAGACCTGGGCCTTGTCAATGCCTGCGGCGTATGCGACATCGCTCAGAGTGAAACCTGACCGTTCAGCTTTCTCGCGGATGGCTCGGATTGCTTGTTGTGTAGTGGATTCCATGATTAGATTATCATCTCCTTGTTGATGCATTATACACCAAAAAGACTAGGTGTTTTCCCTAATGCATTTCGCAACTGCTGTTTGTGATGCAGTAATCAACTGCGATATGATGCGCTTGTCATCAACAACCGGAGCAAATATGAAACTCAACAACTACCAACGCAGCCAGCTTAAAGCTGCCGCCTGCTTCGGTTGCAGCCAGATAGATAAGGTTGCCGCCTCCTTGCAACGCGAGAACCCAGAGGCGTTTTTGCGCGAATCGGAGTTAGCCGACCGCGACTTCTACCATCAGCCAATGGCCGTTCACCGGTCTTACGTCCAGCGGGTTATCCCTCGCCAGCGTGAGCAGAACAATGAGCGCGACCAGGTGATGGCGCAGAACCACTACCTTGAATACACCCACCAACTTGGAGCAGCAGCATGAAAAAACTAATCCTTGAGGCGGCGCTTTCTGTCGCCATCCTCGTCGCACTGATGATGGTAATGAAAGAATGGTGGTTTGCATGAAAGACTCATACGACACATGGATGGTGCAAACAGGCGGCTATGCAAAGGACATGACCCTGCGTGACCACTACGCTGGATTGTCATTACAAGGGCAGTTATCTATGCCCGAATTATTTGTAGCTATAGGCAGCGGAAGAGCAACGCTTGATGTGCTTTGTGTTAGTTGCTTTGAGTGGGCAGACGCAATGCTGAAAGCGAGAAACAAATGATGAATCCACTACAAGTTGAAATCGCAAAGACCGTGTTTGCGCACCTCCCTGCGGTTGGGAATATCGGCCTGATCTCGCGTGAGGAGTTGGCGACCATGCTGCACACTGCTTGCACCGATGCAGCACTCGCAGGCTGGGCGCGTGGAACTGAGACCACTCAGAAACGCATGGACCAGGAGATGGAGATTCTGCGCGAAGAGTTGAAAGCCACTCAGACCGAGTTGGCGTATGCCAAGGCTAATTAGCCTGATCGTGCTGGCGCTCTGCGCCATGCTGTTTTTGTTTGACTCGCAGGAGTACGAATCATGGATACAGACGATGAAATTGAGTCCTGGGCAAGCATCGCCCTGGGCCTGATAGCGACAGTGTTCTTCTTTATCGGCGTAGTGGCCGTCATAGTCTCGGCTTGCATGGCCTTTGGCTACTACACCTACCAACCTATTTGCGGCAGCGCAGTTTCCCGTTTAACCCAGGAGTGCAAGAAGTGATTGAAGACGAAACATTACTTTTGCAATGTTCTTTAGCCCAGGCCGAAATAAAAAAAGCTGAAGAAGATTGGTACAAATTTCATGAAGATTTTAAAAAAGCCGATAGGGAAAGAAAAAAAGCCATTGCTGCTAAGAAAAAAGCCTCAGAAAAATGGATAGCAGCACAACGTGATTGGTATGAGACTAAATATGGAAAAAACTAACATGACCGGATTTAATTCAAAGCAAGCAATGGCTGCGGACAAGTTGAAGCCAGCCTTAGTCTGGCCAGAAAATAAAACTTTTTCGCACTGGTCTGACTGTGCGGTGCATAACGAGCCAGCCTATCCCGCGGGTGCGTGTGATTGCGGTGTAGCGCAGGAGCCAGTGGAGTTTGATTCGTTTTTAGAGTCGCAAGATTTTTATGAGCTGATGCAAACATATCGGCACTGCCAAATTGACGCACATATCCCGTTTGAAGCCGTCAAAGACGCTTTACGCGCTGTACACGCAGAAGCAGCATTGGCACAGCCAGCGCAGGAGCCTGTGGCGCTCACAAATTGCCGTCATTGCGGTGGCCCTGACAACGTGCTTTGCGCTGGTCAGTGCAAGCAAGAACTTGCCGCCACCACCCCACCCCTGCCAGTGCAGCGCAAATGGGTAGGGCTGACCGATGAAGATAGGAAAGCAGCACTGCTTACAGCGTACAAAGAATGGGAATGCGAAGAGTTTTTGCTTTGCGCTAGAGAAGATTACTTGCTGATTGAGCAAGCCTTGAAGGAGAAGAACGGATGATTACCATTTTGGGGGCGTGGATGAGTTTTTGGTTTTTTAACTATGAGAGCCGCTATCGCGCCAAATTAAAGGAGAAGAACACATGAGCAAACGTGATTTGGCATTGGACAGTCTGACGCGCATCTGCGAGATACAGCAGCGCCTAATTAACCAACTGATTGCTATGGAGCAGAACAGTTATGCCCGTGGGTATGAAGATGGGATGGCGGCGCAGGCCGAGGTGGACATAGCTTTGAACGAAATTGCGTCTGGTAAGCCCAAATGATTTGCGAAACCTGTAAAGCATGGACCCGCGTGCTCGAGACGCGGCACAAATACGACAACGAAGTTTATCGCCGGTATGAGTGCGCGAACGGACACCGGTTCTCGACGATGGAGAGAGTAAAACTCAAAGAGGTGAAGAATGCAGATTACAGCAACATTCCAAGACGAACAGGAGGCGATCAAAGCGATCTACTCGGGCTACGCCTGGCAGACCCTGCAAGAGATTAATGAAGTGCTGCGCTTAAATAGAAAACACGGCCTACCTTTTGAGCAGGCCGTGTCTCAAATACAGGCATCTGTGAACGATGCCTTGGCGCTGATTTCGGTTTAAGCAGCCTCGGCTTCTTCTTCCTCTTCGTCGTCGTACTCTTCTTCGTCGTCGCCCCAATCTGCCTCGTCGTCTTCGACCAGGAGCCACTCTCCGGTCTCTTCGTTGAGCCAGTACCAAGCGTCGTACTCAGCGTCGTACCAGCAGTAGCAATCTGCCTCGTCGTCGTACTCGTACTCTTCGCCATCTTGAAAGCAGTCAACCAATGATTCGTGATCGCTGTTGATTTCTACTTCGGTGGAATTGTTGATGATAAATGTGAATGAATACATGGTGAAGTCCTTAAACGTTGATGATTTGACCGCGAAACTCTACCTGATCGTCTGCCCACTTATGAACCAACTCAGGCCACAAAATCCTACCACCTTTGAATGTCAGGACTGCAAATCCCGACCGGTGGTTCAGCGGGTTTCCTTCGCCATAATCAAACTGTGGGCCATAGGTTTCGGCAAGCGTTCCAGTATCAACGCCATACCTGTTGCCCTTGTAATCAGCAAATGGCGTCACCTTCAGCGAGTGCAGATGGCCGGTGACAATAGATATACCGGCGTTGACAGTGTTGTTGTGCGCGGCGTGGACGCCGGAGCGATAGCGGTGCTTGATGATGCAGTCCGGTGTAGGCCAAACAGACCAGGCAAACTCCCATGCTGGGAGATGGTCCTGCAGCTTAAACCCATGCACCTCACGGTACTGAGGAGCCTGGGACGCCAGCTTGTTTGCAAAGCGCGTGTCGTGGTTGCCCCATGTAAACAGCAGCTTTACATTGTGCCTAGCTGCCTTGGCCGTCTCCTCGATCTCGCCAAGGTGAGCCTGCACCGCCTTCAGTTCTTCGATAACGCTTGGAGTCTTGGACCATCCCAGCGGGTCGTGCCTGCTGATAGTAGCCCCGTCGAATGCATCTCCATTGCTGATAACAACGTGCGGTTTGATTTCCTTGATTGCCCAAAGCAGGCCACGGTAGGCGGTGGTGTACTCGCCAGGCCAGAAGTGCGCGTCACTGAAAACGATTATGGTCTGGTCGAGTATGCCTAAGTCAACACGATTGAGTGAGGTCTGTATGGGCTGCATATGCGCATACGCCTTGGCTCGTTCACTGGCACTGACAAGGGGCTGGTTTGAATCTTTCTCTATCCTGCGCCGACGGTTATGCACAGAACGCTCAGAAATATCCAGATGCTTTGCCACTTCAGAGGCAGAACCGCTGCGGTTCCAAACCTTGATAAACTCTTCTCGGGAAACTTTAGGTTGCATGGTGACTCCACAAAGTTGCGTGGAATCTAACACTTATTGATGTAATAGACATGAAGCCCACCCGCCTAAAGCAGATTGAGCAGGCGCTCAGAAAGCGCCCCATGACTTGCGTGGAGTTGGCCGTTGCCGTGTTCCTGTCCGAGCGTGCGGTGATGTACAACGTGAAGAGGATGCATGAGCGCGGCCAGGTCTACGTTGCAGGCTGGTCCCGCACCAAGGGGACGATTGCCCGTGTCTATGCCTGGGGGATAGGGACCGACGCCCCACGTCCACCAGCTTACTCAGGATATGAGCGCGTGCAGCGGGTGCGTGAGCGTGAGTCCCAGGAGGAGAAAGATTTTCGTCTGGCGCGTGAGCGTGGCAAGCGCAGGAAGATCAAGGTTGATCCGCTGATGGCAGCTTTTTACTCAATCCCCAAGTAGTCCGCCACTATTAGGTATCCCTTGGCCACCCATGTAAGCAGCACGTCGCCCAGCTTGTGTACCAATCAGCTTAACGGCGGTATTAATTTTTTGCTGAAGCAATGCCATTGCGCTATTGTCAGTTATGGCCTTCTGCACCAGTTGCGGATCGCTAGACACCATTACCTTGGCGACTGCATTGCGCTGCTCTTCATTGAGGTTCGGAGCCTCTTTGTTAATGAACTTACCCAGCACCCGCATGGCCGTCATGGGGTTGGTGATGTTCATCAACTCTTCTGCTGAGATGTCCATCCCTACTCTGGCAGCCTGGCCCTGAGTAGGCGCGGTGCTTGAACCGCCTAGGACCACATTCTTAGTGCGCTGAGATTGCGCCGCCAGTTCAAGCCTAGACAATATTCCCTGTAAGTCATCTTGTGGGTAAATGGTGCGTAGGATTCGCCCCTCTTTAGACTCAGGGTTTGCGAGTGTCGCCATCATGGATGAACGCTGGCCGGTGCTCATCTTATTTCGCAGCGCGTCCATAACACCAGCACGCAATGCGCTTACTGATGCTGGGTCGCTTATCAGGTCATTAAAGTAGATTTCAATTTCATCCGCGCTCTTGCCAAATATCTTGCGCCCTTCGTTGAATGCGTCACGGGTAGAGCGTCGTGCAGCAGCCTGGGCGCGTGCATCTGCAAGCGCCTTGGAGGAGTTGTCGATATTGGCGCGTAGTGAACTTTCAACATTCTTAAGCGCCTCACCTACAGCGCCACGGCCACCGGTATAAGCCTCATTGACTGATTCTTGAATGCCACGGCGAATAATCTCGGCATCTTCAAGCGTAGGTGCGCGACTGAACTCAACATCGCCAGATGCGTTGAATGAGAAGAATGGTTTCTTGCCGGTCTGTGCAACATACAACTCGTTGATGTTCTTCACCGACTGTGGTGAACGCTTGAGCGAATCTGTCAACCCAGACAGCAGCAATGGGGATATGACGCCACCCTTGCCAAAGGCATTTTTGTACGCCTCTTCTTCGACCTGCTTTGCGGCAGCGTCAGACAGTTTGTACTGCGCCATGACGTTGCCAGGTTGACCGGCAAGCCTCTGCTGCATCTCAGACACTGCCAGGCCACGCAACATATCAGGACGATCCTGGATGCCCTTCTGGATGGTTATGGCGGCCTCTCCACCTTTTGCGTACATACCGCGTACTGCCATCGACATGGTTGCGTTCTCGGCCATGATGTTGCCGCTGACAATGCCCTGCACAACTTGCTCTGGCGTCATCCCTGACTCTCTGACAATGCGCTGAATTTCAGTCTCAACGATCTTCGCGCCACGGTCACCGGTAAGGCGACGCGCCGAGTCCATCAGCTTATCAACGACAAAACCACCACCACCAATAACGCCAGACACAACTGGAGCCGCTACAGCGCCAACCGCTGCACCCATAGGTACGCGAGATAGTCTGTCTATCACGTCACTCTCTCCGGTGTTAAACGCTGTCACTCCACCGATTCCTGCGCCCCTAGCGGCCATACCGCCCAATCTCGCCATCATTGGCGCTGTACGCGCTATGGCTGCCGGTGCAGCGGCCTGCGCACCAGGCATCAGCATGGTGGCAGCAGTTGGCAGCAACCCGCCTGCGACTTCATATCCAAGTGCAGCGCCTGGCTCTGCCTGCTGGTACGCCTCAGTCTTTTTCCTAATGTCTGCAAGTGCAGCGTCGTAGTTCTCACCGGCCATTGATCTCAGATACGCCTCTGCCTCGTCAGCTCCACCCAGCAGCAGACCCTGCGCCATAGAGCGCATCCGCTGCGGCTCAACCGGTGCTTGCGTTTGCTGCGCCATTGGTGCTGCTGCCGGTGTAGCCAGCGCAGCGCGTAGTGCCATAAGTTGCTCTGTAGTGAAACCGGATAAGTCACCGGCCTGCGCCTTGCGTAACTGCTCGTCAGTGAATTGGCCTAGTCCATCGCTCATCGCATTCCACCTCCACGTTGTGTCTGAGCGCGTCGCTGTAACTCAGCATCAATTGCACTTTGCATTGGATTACCGCCACCAGTTGCTTGGTATGGCGTAACACTGTAGAAAGGTACATATTGCTCCGCACCAGGTAATGCAGAGAATTTATTTAGATACTGCTGATGCTGACCAATACGATATTGCGCCACCTTCTGAGCAGTCTGCAATGCAGTCTGCAACTCAGCAGCAGTTAAGTTCTGATCTCCAACCGCTGCACGACGTAGCAATTCACGCTCTGGTGCAGTGATAGCGCCCTGGCCCTTCATCTGACCGGCTGCTGTAAGTTCCTGCTGCGCAAGTCCCTGCACCAAAGTCTGAGTCTTAGCAAGAACCTCGTTGGCGTCTTTGCCAACAATGCCAAACTGCTGGCCTACTCGCGTTAGAGTAGTACGGTAGTCTGCCAATGGTCCGGTAATAGCCCCGCTGAGTGCTGGAAGAATCCTATCCACATTCATCAGGGTCTCGTTGGCAGACCTAGCTTGATCTGTCATTGTCCCCATTTGAGCAACAATGTCCTTATTGATTTCAACGGCTCTTGTTTTGTCACCAGTGTCAACTTTAACGCTAGTTTGCGCTGCACCAGCTTGACGCAATTTAACGACGTTATCAAAAGTTAACGGCAAATTTAGTTCTTTCAAAAGTCTCACCTCAACAGGTGATGCCTCTTGCTTCAATGATTGCAAGTTTTCAAGTGTGACGGGCAGATTCAAAGCCTGTAGCTTCTTGATGTCATCAGGCGTAGCTTCTTTCGCAGGCATCAGCTTCTGCGCCATATCAAAGAACTTGTTGGCCTGGTCAGGGTTGGTTGCAGCGTAAACGTCTGCCAGCTTCATGTACTGCTGCGCCTTGAATGCATTGGCGTCAACACCTTCCGGTGCTTTCTGAGACAGGAAACCTGACACATTGGCCTGCATACTCTTTGCGGCTTTAGCCTCGTCCATCTTCTGCTTCATCGTCATGCTCTGTAGCAGATTCTGCTGCGCTGCCGTGTAGCCCTGCTGACCAGCACCATAAGCCTGCCCAAGCGCCTGTCCGAGTCCAACAGGCGTGCGGCTCGGGCCTGACGATGCAAGCAGTTGCATGGCCGCTGCCATTACGCCCTGGTTCTGTAGCTGCGCCTTTTGCTCTGGCGTCATGTACTCGTCCAGCGCGGATGCACCGCCAAACATATCACCCAGCAGGCCGAGTGTGCGGCGTGGTGCAGCTTGCTGCTGAAACAGGTCAGGGTAAGCCTGCTCAAATGTCTGCGATTGTCGTGCTTTCTGAAATAGATCAGGGTAAGTATCTTCAAATGAATCGTACGGGTATGCCATCTTGTTCTCCTTATCCAAAGTATCCAAGCAGACCGCCGATACCAGCGCCAATTGGTCCACCAAATTGGTAACCAGCAGCAGCACCACCCAAAGCACCACCAACCTGGTTACGGTAGTACGGTTGCGTCTGAGTCATACCAAGGTTGGGTAGCTGACCGGAAAGAGCGCCAGATGAAATCCCCAGTTTCTCCATACCGATGTTGCGCATTGCATCCATCTGAGCCTGCTCCAACTGCTGACGCGCACTTCCAGCTTGCATTGCTGCTTGCGCACCACTCATTCGCAGACCCTGCTGCTGAGTTCCAAGATTACCCAACTGGTTTGCAGCGCCAAGCCTAAACTGAGCGCCAGCAAGCCCAATGTTTTGGTTAGCCAGTGCAGACTGCTGCGCGAGTCCCGCATTGAACTGATTCATTGAGTTTTGAGCACCAGCATTAGTCAATGCAGCTTGATTTGCTGCACCAGCTCCAAACTGTGATGCTGCATTTCGTGCGGCCATGTTAGTCAAACCGGCTTGTTGTAGATTTCCAGTATTGAATTGAGCCATTGTGTTTTGAGCAGCGGCATTAGTCAATGCAGCCTGGTTTGCTGCACCAGCACCAAATTGTGAAGCTGCATTTTGTGATGCTGCATTACTCAAACCGGCCTGTTGTAGATTTCCAGTATTGAATTGAGACATTGCATTTTGAGCAGCGGCATTAGTTAGTGCAGCCTGGTTCGCTGCACCAGCGCCAAACTGTGAGGCAGCATTTTGTGATGCTGCATTACTCAAACCGGCTTGCTGCAAATTGCCAGTATTGAATTGAGCCATTGCATTTTTAGCAGCGGCATTTACCAATGCAGCTTGGTTTGCTGCACCAGCGCCAAACTGTGAGGCAGATGTACGTTGCGCAGCATTCTGCATTGCAGCTTGCTGTTGGCGTGCAAGGTCTTGCTGCTGCGCAGCCATAGCATTGTTGTAAGCCTGCTCATTTAATTTTGACGATAAATTGCCAGCCTCAGTCCCATATCCAATGTTGGTTTGTGCCTCTGCAACTCCTTGGCGCGATCCACCAAATGCTTTTGCAGCACCGGCTTGCTGTGAAATTTGAAGCAAGGATTTTTGACGTTGTTTCTCTAAATCAGACAAAGCATTTTGAGTGACGTTTTGCGAGTAAGGGTTCATGTAGCGCCCAATGTCACCCATGTTTGCTTGCGCCGCATTAACGTCACTTGCACCATAACCCATTGCGCCAGCTAATGCTGCTGGGCCTGTTTGCGCTCCAGCAAAATTAGCTGCCTGATAACCTTGTGAACGTGCAAGTGCTGCCGGTCCAGTTTGCGCTCCACCAAAGTTAGCTGCCTGATAACCCATTGCACCGGCCATTGATGCTGGTCCTGTTTGCGCTCCACCAAAATTAGATGCTTGGTAACCAGTTGCACCAGCCATTGCCGCCGGTCCACCGCTAATTCCTCCAACCATCTGAGGTTGGTAGCCTCCAGCTTGAGCAGTTTGATATGCAGCCTGGTCAACTGACTGGATACCTGGTCCACCAAGGCCTGTATTGATTAGTTGCTCTTCACCCGCCGTGTATAGCGGATTAAACCCAGCAAATTGCCGTACTGGTAATGCACCAGCCACGCTCTGAGCCTGGCCGATGTTGGCTAGATAAGCCTTCTTCAGATCAGGGTCAATGGATGTTGTTGAAGTTGTGCTGCCGCCGCCTTTAGACATATCGTTCTCCTTACATTTCGAGCAAGCCAATCAGCTTACCCTTTGAAATCTTGCCCGAGTTAATAGCGTTCATCAACTCGATACCGTATTTTTTTACCGCCTTGTCGTTGATGACAAACTCGCCATCCTTGAGCGCGGCGTAACCGTCATCTGGACCCTTTGGGTCTGGGCCTCCTAAGTGCTGCATGGAGACATAACCGCCTTTGGCTAAATGCGCTCCACCACCTCCACGTCCTGGGTCTCCAGGGTTGCTGTTACTACGGTCACCACCACCACCGCCCCTATCCATTCCAGAAAAGTCAGTGCTGTTAATGGCATCCCGAACTGCTTGCGTGTCTGGTGTACTTGGTGGTGATGAAATGCTGCCTCTGTCCATCCCAGAAAAGTCAGTGCTGTTAATGGCGCTTTGAACTGCTTGCGTGTCTGGTGTGCTGACAAACCCGCCAGTGGGAGCAGGATAGTTTTTTCCTTCATTGCTGTAATTAGGGTCTACTTGGCTTGCTAAATAATTCCCGTACATACCAATCAAACCGCCATATAAAGGAGATACATAGCTTAAATTTTTTCCAAACTGAGATACGTTATACGCGCCTTCGCTTGTTGAGTTAAACCCTTCTCCTGGTTCTCCATCAGAGGATACGCCACGCCCACCACCGCCGCCACCGCCAGTAAGAAGTCCACCTGGTGGTGGTTGATCTACTACAGGTGGTGGAGTCGGCACTGTAGGCTGATACGGCGTGAACCCTCCGGTGTAGCTAGGAGGAATACTAGGCTGCGCTTGCTGGTAATTCGCCATGATCTCTGCATAACGATTACGCCCACCAGATGGTTGAGTTGGGATATTAGGTAGTGGCGCAGCAACTGGCGTGTAGGGTTGATATGCTGGAGGAGTGTAGTATTGAGGCGTAGGAACCTGCATAGGTACATATTGGTTATCTGGAACGCCAATAGGCTGCGACATAGTGGCGTTTCTCACGCCAGCGGCAGCAGCATCCGCAGGACTACCATACGCCGTCCCATCAGGACCGTACACAATCACTGATGGAGATGCATTTTGACCACCTAGACTCATATCACAACTCCTTAGACAAAATATGCCATTTAGGGACATATCCTTCATCTTGCAAAAATGTCCTTGCCCAACCTTTACGGCCAGCCAAGGTAACTCGCGTGCAACCAATCTGCTTACCCCAAGCCTCGATGTATGGTCGCATCAGCTTGAGTTCATCTAGGTCGCCGCCAGCAAGAAAATAATGCAGATTCTTGAGTCGCGGATAGACAATGATCTCAGTTATGACTGCGCTTTTGGCTCCAGGCCAAAGCTGGAACCTTCCTTCCTCAACACCCTGCGCAACATCTTCAAGAGTATGAGTGCCTTCCGAGTATTCTAAGGCGGCTTCGATGTGTTGTGCCAACCGCCAGAAGTCCTCCATTACCGCTTCCCTGCCGACGTAGCCTCCAACCGCATTACGCCAACCCGCCAATCGTCCAGGACATTGCCGGTAACCTTCATCTTGACTGACCGGCCAGAGAATCTTGTATCGGTTGGCGCTTTGGCGCTGAATGGGCCGTAGCTTGTCTCTGCTGATGTCGGGTACAACCTGGCCGTGAAAGAGATGGCGACCTCGCCCAGAGTCTGCTCGTCAGGGATTACCGATCTCACGGACATGACGTTGTCGCCGTTCCCGAGTTCAATTGGACCGGACTGCGCGTAGGGAGCCACCGAGTCGTATGTGTATCCAACCTCGTGGTCGTAGATGTACCCGTCAGTGCCAACCATCATAGGATTGAGAAAAACGCCTCGGTCTGTTCCCGCGGTGCGTGCCATCAGTCCGAAATACCATGTACCTTCCCGATAGTTGTACGTGACATAACTATCACATTCGGTTGAGGATAGTGATGGGTAGAACCAGGTCACCTCTCCATAGCTAGAGTTATGGACGGCGTAGACTTTGGATGCCTGGTTCAGATTCATGTTGTTGAAGACGTAGTCTCCAACTTCGCACGTCATGGGCTTAACGAACCCGTCGTAACTCCAGAAACCTGCGGTAGACATCCACATCGCGGACGTGTCGATGGCCGCCACCGCCTGCGAGGAGATGACGCCGCACCCGCTGCCCACCTTCTCAAAGCTGTAAACGTAAGGTAGGCCGATGTAGCTGGCAACGTGCGCGTCGGTGTCGGTGAATAGGATGTTTACGCCACGCACGCGCTTGCCGCACCTTAGCGACCCTGGCGTTGTCAGTTCAAAGTCACCCGCCTGGTTGGTGGCTGCCGCCGTCCAGGTTGTATTGTTTTCCTGATCGCACCACTTCACCAAGCGCGGGTTTCCCGAGGCGCCAAGGGCAAACATAATGCGCTCGTTGGTGACCATCAACGCCGCGCAGCCTGTCGGTGCGTTCGTGATAACTGCCGCCAGCGTAGGCGTTGTGAAACCTAGCTGCCACTCGTATAGCTTGCCGTCGGTGCTGCTGCACGCAACCAGGTACTCTCCCCAGGTGTCCAGGCTCCAAGTTGTGGCCGGTATTGATCCGGTGTCAGTACGAGCAGTTCCATACGATAAATTTCCATAAGTGGAGTAACCATATCCGGTTGTGGAAGTAGCATCAGCGGAACCCGCGGTGAACCCTGTCGGCGTGATGTCCTTCAGCGTACCCCCGACATTCATCGCGTACAACTTGGATTGAGTACCGGCGGCAGCAAAACGTGCCGCGCTGTTATCTCGCCAAGTGATAAACCCTCGGCACTTACCAGTCATGGCAGACGTGGACTTGACCCGCCACCCGCCAATGGGTCGCAGCGTATTCTCAAACCAGCGCACCAGGTTTGAGTCGTACCAGCGTCCAGCAGACTGATATTCAGTGCCGTTGCGGTAGACGCCTGGTGGAATTTTTAAGGGGATGAGTGCCATGATTACACCGATAGGTTGGAGACAAACGACAGTGTAACGATGGCCGACGGTACTGCTGGCCTGGTTGGAGAAGTGCCTGCCGGATACTGCTCAATCGACACTCCGACATCAGTAGGCCGCCACATGATTTCCACATAATCGTTTGCGTTAAGGTTGACAAAGAAGTTCATTGCGGCAATTATGTGGAACGGATCGCCAGCGCCTTTTCTGGGTGCAAACCCAAACCTTGAGTTCGACTTGTCAATGTTTGTTCCATTCTTTCTGAACCAAACGTCAACGTCTTGAGATGCGTTTGTCGTGTTCGTAAACTGGATAGAAAACTGGACGTTGTATATACCCGACTGCGATACATTCAGCCTGGATGAGTTTGAGAGAGTGACGCCGTTGTTGAAATCTGTAGTGTTAAACGTGATGGCGTAGGCGGTTGTGGTGTTAGCCGCGACCTGGTCTGTGCCGTCCTGGAACGCGCCATAAGGGGCGTTGATGTACTTGCCTCCACGCGGTCCAAATAACGCTGCTAAGGCGTTTGTGACGCGGCTGGCGTAGTTCCCGATATTGCTGAGTGTCTGGCTGAAGAACAGGCGGTCATATGCATCACCAGGGTTTCCGATATTCGGCTGCGCTGGCGTTGTGATCTGGCCGCTGTAGTCGCTCATACGTTGCGTTCAAAGTGAGGACAGTCTACCAATGAACGGAAGTTGCCGCCCCACCGATTCTTAGGGTACAGGCTTTCCCAGTACGCGCCAACAGGAGCAAGGATTGTTTTATCCCAAACAATTTTTCCATCCTTGAAAAAATTCAAGTCCATCGCGCACCGCTTGAGGTGGATGGAATTCATGGTCTTAGACCGGCCTGTTTTGACGTAGATGGCCTGCTGCTCCGGTGTACGGGCTAACTCGCCACCAGTGACCATGAAACCCTGGTCAGTTGCGTACTGAATCAGCTTGCACATATCCAGCAGGAAAGCTGCTTGCTCTTGACTTAGGCTCATTTTGGCTCCTCTTCTTTCTCTCCGTGGGACAGTTTCACACCCGCCAGCAATCCAATGAAGCCACCGACGATGGTCTGGAAAGCAGGGCTGATGAGCTTGAAGATTTCGCCGTTGTCCACGATTGGGTCAAACAGGCCAGCCATCAGCACCGCGACCATTCCAATAATGACAACGCACAGCGTAAAGCTGACCATCAAGGTCACGAGGAACGTCAGTTTTGCTTTCACTTGCTGCTCCTCATCTCAGCAAGTTTCTCGACAGTACGTCCACCGAAGTACGCACCCATAATCAGCATCCCCCAGTTACCCAGCAGGGTCACATAGGACTCATTGGCGTTGAGGCCGTATGCGCTCATCATGGCAAACAGGAAGTACCCCATAAAGATAGCAATCAGGCTCATTGGCCGAATGTTCTTTGAGAGCCAAGAGTCGGAGTTCATGTCTGCCTGCCAGCGGTCTGTGACGTTCTCCGCATCAGACTGTGCAGCCTTTGCCAGCAGTTCCAACTCGGCCATCTCTAGCTTGGCTTTCTCAATGCCCAACTCAATCAGGCGCTCCTCATGTTGGTACTGCAACTCGCGCAGGCGCTCAACGTCAGCGGGAGTTGGGTTATCGGGAATCTTGATTCCAAGCGTGTTCTCGACCACCTCCTTGCCCTTGGCCTGGATAGCGCTGGACAGCAGTCCTAAACCGCTTTCAGCTAACGTGCTGAGTAGTGCGCCGATGATTGGAATCATTAGAAACCCCTATTGGTAATAACATGAAACGTGATGCTGACTAGTGGAACAATAATCGCGGATGCACCGGAAATCCAGAGTGTGTTCATAATAATTGCAACCTTCATCTCTTTGTCTTTTTGCTTGCGTTCCGCTTCTTCTCTTTCCAATGTGTTGCGCTCTTTTATCAATCTGGTGCGCTCTGCCATCATCTCTTCCCAGACCGGCGCGTTGCCACTATAGAAAAGGATGTCCTTCAGTTCCTTCTCATGCTCTCGCAACGCCTTGGATGCCAGTGCAATTTGGAGTGCTTCGGAACTGATCTGTGCATTTGATTTTCCTATTGAAGCAATCCTGGCTTTGCTGCTTGCTAGGTGAACTGTATCCGCTGCTTGATAAAAACTGCTAAATTCTTTGTAGAGGCCGTGGATGTCTTTACCAAGAGCAATGGCTTTTTTATGCCAGCAACGGCAGCTTGTGCCATAGCGAATGCGGTGAACGGGTCCATTACTTCTTGTTCACAACTACCCAGCGGCAGATGCGTCCGTCTTTGTCAGTGAATTCGTTTGCACCCATCTTCTTGTCCTCATCTGTTTTAGGAATACGACAAACCAAAACGGTCTTTGTCTCAGTGTTAGGCCACGGGCTTTCCGCTGAGACAACCTGGTCAATCACTTGTCTGCTTTGTTTTCTAGCTTGTCAAAGATTCGCTCTAAGGTTGCGTCGATCTTATCCAGGCGGCTCTCAATGTCTGCCTTGCTGACGTAGTGCTTTGGCAGATCAATCTCAATGGCTTTTAGGTCTTCCTTCAGCGACTTTACTGAGTCCCATATCTCTTTGCACCACCAGCCAACGGCAACCAGGATTGCGCCACCGATAAAGTTGAACATTGGCTGGAATTCCATTTATGCGCTCCAAGGTAGTGTCAGTTTGAGGAAATTGCTGCATTAAAGGGGGCCATGTCCTCTGTTGTCCAGAAGTCTTTGGCGACCATAATCTTCAAATGCTCGACATTGCGATAGACGCAATCAGCCCATTCCGCATCCGTGGTGTCTGCGGGTTTACCAGCGTTGAGCAAGTTCACCGAGTCCATTGCGGCTGAGTAGTGTTTGGCGATTTGTTCGGGGGTTGGGTTTTTCATATTAACCTTTGATTTGAGATTTGAGGCGCTCAACTTCAGCGGACAACTCTTGCACGGCCTTGACCAATACGGGAATTAACTTGCCGTATCCAGCTTCTAGCCGGTCTGGATTTTCAGCAAAAACAAGGTCGGGGATTTCAATTCCAGTAGTGGCTTGCACCGATTGGAGGTCTTGGGCAATAAAGCCTGTATCGGGTATGCCAACCTTGCCGCCATCACGCATATTCCAATCAAACTTAACTGGGCGCAGTGCATTGACAAAGCCAAGGCCAGCACTGAGGTCAGCCACATTGGTCTTGTCACGCGCATCAGACAGGGCGGTAATGGTGGTGACTTGGCAGCGCAGAGTGGCAATACTGCTGTTCCCAAGGGTAATTACGTTGGAAGCTGTTGCGGAGGATGCTGCGGCGTTGTAACCAATAATGATGTTGTTGGAGCCGGTGGTCAGGTCGTTTGTTCCCGAATTACCGGCACTTCGTCCAATAAGGACGTTTTGCGTTCCTGTAGTTACAGCCTTGCCAGCATCTGTTCCAAAAGCTGTATTGTGATTCGCTGTAGCAACTGTCAAAGCAGTTGTCCCAACAGCCGTGTTGCCAGAATTTGTGGTATTGGTAGCTAACGCCAATCTTCCTATGGCAATGTTACCGGTCGCAGTTGTTGATGCAAGCAACGCCTCAGACCCCAATGCAACATTATTGGCACCAGTGGTGGTTACAGCGAGCGCGTTAAATCCCACAGCAGTGTTGTTAGAGTTAGTGCTAGCACTAAGTGCTAAAGACCCTACGGCTGTATTTTGTAGGCCACTGACGTTGGTGTCAAAAGCCTGATAACCAACTGCCGTGTTGTCTGTTCCAGTAGTGTTGAGTTTTCCAGCATCAAATCCGATAAAGGTGTTTTGTACTCCCGTGTTCACATTCCCTGCACCTGAACCTAGGGACGTTTCAAAAGGTGTTGCGGAATCTGTAACGCCCGAAAGTGAAGTGCTAGCCGCAGCCCAGATAGGTGTGGCATTACCTTGGCTAGTCAGTACCTGTCCGGTAGTTCCGTAAGCAGTGCCAGTCGCACCAAAAGACACGCCACCTGCGGAGGTGATTCGCATAGCTTCTGTACCGCCTTCAGCAAAAGCAATAGTGTCAGCAGCTGGGAAGAAGATGCCTGTATTGGTGTCACCAGTAGCCGTAATCGTTGGAGCCGCCGCAGAGCCTGCTGCAAAAGAGGCAATCCCTCCAACAGTCAAAACCTTACCCGCACCAACATTGAGACCAACGCTAGTTCCGGTTCCAGCCGCAGCGAATATTGCGTCCACTGAGTCCAGGTCGGTGTTGATCTTGGTTCCCCAAGTGTCAGTGCTGGCTCCTACCTCGGGCTTGGTAGGTAGTAGGTTAGTCGTTGTCGTATCTGCCATAATTTACCTCTATGCGGCCTCTTGCCACGTTGTTGCATTATCGGATATATCTGTCCATGTTTCACTGGTGTCAGATACCGGCGTCCAAGTCTCAGACGTATTGGCAATAGCTGTCCACGTCTCTGATGTATCGGGTATCGCGCTCCATGATTCGGACGTATCTGGTATCGCGCCCCACCCAAACCCAATGACTATCCCAACCGCACCAGTTGCGCTGTTCCCAATTATCTCAATTGATATGACACTTGCGACAGTGCCAACTGAGCCAGTTCCATCTACTCCAGTGATGTCCTGGAACGATATGACTTCAGCACTCACCGTTCCTACGGAGCCAGTTGCACTATTGCCGGTGGCAATCGGAGCAGCTAGGATGGTTCCTATAGAACCCGTGGATGCATTTCCAGTAATGGAAACTGAGTACGTTATGCCTACAGTCCCAACACTGCCGGTAGCAACCGTCCCATCTTCCTGGATTGATGTGCTGGCAAGCAGGGAACCGATGGCAAGCGTGGAGGCGTTGCCCGTTAATGCAGCACTGGCTTCGCCAATGCTCCAAGGGCCGTAGCCGTATCGTCCTGACCCGTATGCAGCCACGGCGCTGCCCCTTCAGTTACGCCAACCGGATCAGGCCGGTGCTGGAGTCATTGGTTGGCATGGTCAGAGTGAACGTACCGGCGGTGACTGTCTGCGATCCAAATGTGTGGACGCTCACCGCCTTGTTGCTCTGAGTCGAGTTGTAGATCAGGACCGCATCAAACGCGGTGGATAACGTGACTGCGCTGAAACTAATGGACGCGCTGGGCGTGATGAATGCCGTGGTGCTTGTAGATGACGGTGCAGTGCCAAAGGTGACAGTCACGCCGCCTGCTGTATAGCCAGTACCAGTTACCTCATTAGTGCTGCTGTAGGCCGTTGTGGAGGCGTTTACGGTGGCGCTTGCCAAGTACAGCGCCGCCTTGAACGTGTCGGCGGTGGAAACAGTGTGCGCTGGCACTCCGGTCCCATTAAATGCGTGTACGGCATTGAGCAAGTCAACCTTGAACGATGTACACATTGCTTGCGTGTTAGCCATTTCTTATCCAATCATTTGAGTTATGCCCTCGCTGAACACGTTGCGCTTGAGCATAACGTGAACAGACCTATGCACCAGTTCACCGTCTAGCCAATACTCAGTGAACGAAATTGTCTCGTTGTCATTCTCGTCTGAACCCTCGCGCTTCTCAAGCAGCGATTCATCCATATCACCTTTTGTAGTGGTCACTATCATCCGAATGTCCTTGCTCTTGCCATCAACGCGCCACCCGTCATGGAACCGCGCTCATCAGCCAGGTTGAGTGCTTCTATGCCCTTCTGGTACAGGCCAGCCCATACCTGGATTCTCGCATCATCCTGTAGGTATGGCGCGGCCTGGAGCAGCGAACCGTAAAGGTAAACGTCGGGCGAGAGAGTCAGCAACCAGTTGGTCGTGTTTGAGTCAGATAGCTTGCTGAGTTTCGCGTAGTAGATCAACTCAGAGACATAGGAGGTATCGGGAACCGGCAGGACGCGAATCTGTCCACCGATGACGCAAAAGTATTTAGGCTGGCCGCTGGCGCTATAACTGACTTGCAAGTCATCTAGTGCGTTGATGCTTTGGAATACCAGCGGCGATATGGGGTTTGTTCCCGTCAGCTTGAACGATTTGGCCTCTAGGTAGTCGCTTGGCAGTGCGCTGTACTCGTCGCTGATGGTGGCATTGGCCCTGACAATCATCTGCCTGGTGCGCAGATCGCGCTCCATCTGCGCTTCAGCAAGAGAGACAAAGTCGGTAATGGCAGACGTGAGATCGCTACGGTTGAGCCAGTCGGCAACCGAGGCTTTTAGTTCAGCGTAGGTGCTAAGTGCCATGCTCTGCCTTTCCCTTCTCGATGTCGCGCATCATCCAGGTGTGATCGTGTTTGAACTCAAACGTCCCGATATGGCCGATTTCTTTGCTCACGTCGTGGTCTATGTGGATTTTATACCCTGAGTCCTGCGCTTTACGGCAGAAGAAGATGTCCTCCCCGATGTAGCCTCGGGCGTCGGTGCGCCAGGGAGTCTCGAACCAGGGTTCTGTCAGCTTCTCAAAGACGTTGCGCTTAATCAGCATCACGCCCATGCCAATGCTGCCAACTTCCTCGATGCCGGTTGACTCGGGCATCGTGTAGATCAGTTCGCGCTTGCCATCAGAATCGTACTTCTGCGCAGTCGGTCCGGTAGGGATGCGTCGGCGTGCGCAGTTGGTTGCCACAACGTCCAGGTCGTGCTTGAGCAGGCGCTCAATCATGTCTTGGGGAAATGTCATGTCGGAGTCGATGAACAGGATATGGCTACAGCCCTCGGCCATTGCATCCAGCGCCAGATCAGCACGCTGGTTTTGTATCAGCGTCCCCTGCATGATTTTCAAACTCACTGCATCTGTCGTGTTCAGCGTGTGGTAGCAGACCATATTCACCAAGCAGTAGGTGAAATTGGCGTGGACCATGTCCCGCGCTGGAGTGCAGACTGCAATGTAGTTATTCATACTTGTCCAGGTCTCGTTCTGAAAAATCTGTTGTCGGGGTCATTGAGCCAGCGTTTCATATACGCATCATCGTCCAGCTTGCCCTCGGCTTTGAGTTTGTAGTAGATAGCTTCCGGAATGCTGGCAACGTGATGCCACTCGCCACTCCAGTTTGCACGCTCATCTACCTTATTGAAATCCTCTTTATTTGCTTCAACAACTGCTGTGACATCCTGCTGAGTCTGAATTGTTGCCTGGCCGGTTTCATCGTTGAAATGCCAAAAGCGGGTGATACCCGCTTCCTTGTTCTCGTCAAATACTTGATTGTTCATGCGTTAAAAAAGGGACCAGGTTGCCCTGATCCCTTCAAGTTGATTACGAAGTAATCAGGTCAGCAGCCAGGCCGTGGGCGTTCTCAGCCAGCACCTTGTGGCCCCACTCCACCAGCAACATACGCTTCTCAGCGTCGCCGGTTTTAGCGAGTTCAACTTGCTGGTAAGGACGCAGCACAACCATCTTGGCGTACTCAGGATCGAGTACCCAAGCATCACGCTCACGCTGGAAACGGTTTGCGATAACGCTGACGTTGCCAAAGTCGCTGACATAAACATCAACCGCGCCAATCAAAGTCGCAGGCTTCTCACCGCCGTTGATGTTGAAACGGCTGGAAGCGATACCAGAGAATCCGCTGACGCGCTGCTTGTTAACAGGGCCGGTCATCAGAATCTTAGGAGTGCCGCCAGCAGCCCACACTTGCTGAATCACATTCTTGAGAATAGTCTCAGTGAAAGTGCGCACAGTGCCGTCAGTACGGGCGCTGTTTGGCAGCGTCGTATAGGACGGGTTAGTGCCATCAGTCTGCTTGTCTACGTTGGTCTTGACCCACGCGCCCAGAGATGCAGTACCGCGTGCAACGCTGGTGCTACCAGCAGCAGCTACAGCGCCGTTCAGCATGGTGAACTCTTGGTCGCGTTTTAGTTCGGCGCTACGCTTGGCGATCTGGTAAGCCAGTTCGCTGCGACGGCCAGCCTTGTTGACCACCTCTTCAGTCGCGGACAAGATGATGGTCTTGCGCGAAATCTGAGCGTAGTTTTGCAGGCGAACGGTTGCGGTAACAGCGTCAAAAGAGGCGACATCGTCACCCTCAATCTGCTTGTTGGCCGCTGCCGCCGCCAGGGTATCGCTTTGGAATTCAAACAGCGAATTGCTGATTGATTCGCGTCCAATGTTACTCATGTAAGGAGTTTCTTCGGGTGCGATATTGGTGATGATGTTGGACAGGTCTTCACGGATACCTTTGGCGTCAAAGGTGGTGAAAGTATTAGTTACGATTGCCATGATTTACTCACTTTAATAAAAGTTCAATTGCGGAGACCGCATCTTGGACGCGGCCACTTTTTGCAAGACGTTGTTTTGCACGCACTGACTCGCTTGTCGTGGAGACTCGACCCGCTGCACCTGGCTTGGCTGGTCTTGGGCCATTGTTGGTCACCGGCTTGATGTTGCCCCGCTTGGACATCATCTGTTCGTACAGTGCCGCTTTACGCAACACGCTCACGACGCGGTGGTCAAAAATGTTCTTCAGTTCATCAGGTTGGAATCCTGCCTTCTGGCCGAATTCAATGAGTAGCGCCTTCTCTGCCTTGGCCTTGGCGGGGTCTTTCCACTCAGGTAAGACTTCCATCAATTTGTCTTGCTCTTGAGCAAGAAATGCCTGCATAGATTGCGCCTGTTCATAGTTGGAGATTTCTGCAAGTCGCTGCTGTTCGCTCTGAATAGCGGCGTACTTGGCCTGGTTCTCACGCACTAACTCTTTCTGCCTCACCCACTCGATGGGGTCTTCTTGATAAAGACGGTCCCAATCGATCTGAGGCGCTGCTGCCTGCTGAACTTGCTGCTCCAATGCTCCTAACAATTGAGCGTACTGCGCACGCTCGGCGCGGATGGCCTGGCTTTCTTGCTCGACTTGCTTTCGCACCTCGGCAATCTGCTGGGTCTTCCGCGTGTAGTCTTGAGTGCGTGAGTAACCTTGCTGGAGTTCGTCAAGCGTTACAGTAACTTCCTTGCCATCTACTTTGACGGTGAAAGTCTGCGGCTCTTCGCTCTCCTCTGATTCCTCATCTTCCTCTGACTGTTCGGTAGGCGTTTCATCGTCCGATGCGTCTGCATCACCGGACAATTCAACATCCACCGCCGCCTCGGTTTCCCGAGATAACGCCTCGTCGGTTGACTTTTCTCCCTCTTCGGGAAGTATGGCCGTGAGTGCCTGGACTGCTGCGTCCATATTTAAGGATTCTGTCATTTATTAACCCGTTCCGCAGCGCGTTGCGCCACCTTTGCGTTGTCGATGGTCTTGGTCAGTTCACCTTTGAGGTTATCTATTGCCCTCAACATGGACCAGGCCATCTCGCGTTTTACGGATTCTTCGGGTTTGCTGCTTTTGAAAATCCAGAGTTGCTCGTTCTCAATCTTGCTTAGTGCATTGTTGAACGTCTCGTCCTCTAAGAGTTCCTGTGCCTTGCGGCCAGCGCGTATTACTTGTTCTGTCATGCCATTCCAGGTTGGTTGATGGTTGCCTCTCGACTCATGCTGGTTGCAGCTTGAATCTCAGCGTTGCTAATCTGTGCGTTGTACTTTAACTCAATTTCGTATTTTTTCAGTAGTCCATCTTGCGCCAGTTGGTCGCGTCGGAAATCATCATCGCGGATCATCTGTTCGCGCTTGAGTTCCAACTCGGCGGCCTTCTTCTGGATGTCGGCCTCGATGGACTTGGCCTGTACTTCGGCCAGCACTTCTTCCGGTGTCGGCTTTGGAGGTGGAGGCGCTGGAGGCTGGTAGTCGGCAGGGATGTCGTTAAAGAACTGGCTGGAGTCCTT